GCATCCACGATAAACAGAACAACACGCCCCCCGCGGAACTCGACCGCGTGTTCGTCTCCATTGGACGGCATCACAATGAAAACCTTCGTCCTCCCACTATCGTCCCACGACAGCTCCATCACGCCCCACACCACTGGAAGTTTCTGCGCTAGTGATTGATCGAGGGCTACTCTGAGGGGATACTCTTTTCCGTCAACAGTCGGCATACCGTTTGGTAATGGCAAGAAGATCACACTGCGGGGAATTCGCTTACCCCCCGGTGTGTAGTGTGCTGTGACTATGTTTCGATCTTGTCGCTCCATTTTCAGAGAAATTTCAAAGAATTATTATAGCACTTAAAAATTCATTTTTTTATAAAATACGTATAATAAAAAAATAGGTAAGATTGAATATATTACTCCTCTCCCATCAGAGTCGGAATAAAATCATTAGGATCATCGCCATTGTCATTATCATATATAGCGGCCAACGAAAACGCCGCGCTAAAATGATCATATTCTGTGATGAAAACAGCGCCATTCATTTCGATTAGGATAAACTTACCAATCGATGATAGGTCCGTCCGTATGATATATCCGCAGTACTCAATCGCGCAATGAATCGAACTTGCCGCATCTAGAGCTTCCATGATATTTTTATACTCCTGACCATTCATTCTGGGGCGTCCGCTCTGTGCGATTATAATAGTGCGCACACCATAGAAATATTTTACGTGATAAGGCTTATCTTTGTAGAACTCTATGGTTTTTACCTCAAAACACTTGAGAGCAACCATCTGAGAAAATTCAGAAAGTGAGAAATATTATAACTAATAAAAATCATTTTTTTTATTTGCATTTTATTGGAAATTCCTTTAATAATTCGATATATTTTATGGGGCATTTAAAATTGAATTTATATTTTATAAATATAAAATTTCACAGTTTGACTAATCATGGCGAAAACACTATGCATACTTATTGCATTATTACTCAAACCATTAGAATGCTATGGAAGTTTTCAATCGTATAATAAGAATGAAAGATTCCAGTCTATTGGAAAAATATATAATATACTAAACCAAGGAGTTTATACATATGTAAATAAAAAAACTGATATAGCTCATTATGTTGGAATGACTAATAATTTTGATAGAAGGGATAAAGAACATAAGGCAGCAGATGCTTATTATACATCTTCAAAATACAGATTAGAGAAAACTAATATGCCAGGTGCTACTCGAGAGCAAATGTATCAAGAGGAAAAAAGGCAAATTAAAGATAAAAAACCAATCGCGAACATATACGCGGGCGGTAATGGTCCGAGATGAATGATGAAAAAAATATTTTTTTATTGGTAATTATGTTTACGATTTAACATACTACCGCAAATAAACGAAATATAACATTTTTATAGAGCCATATTTAATTATATCAGTTCGTTTTTATCTCGTCTTTTAATAATTTGGCAATCGTCCATTTTAAAGATTTATTTAATCCAGTAATAAATGAATCTTTATTATGGACTTTGTCTAATAAATATTGTTCTCTTTCATTTTTATCGTCTTCATATGTATATAATTCACGTCCAATATTATCAAAATATTCAGAAATATATTCAGGCTTTGATTTATCTTTTAATTTTTTGATAATATCGGATATAGCAACATCGTCGTCTTTATTATTTTTATGATAATAATACATATATAAATTATATATTAGTTCATGGTTTGATGAATAAATATTAAACAAGGTATTTTGAAAATATTTTGATATTTTTTTATATATGTCGGATTCAAGCGTTAAGTTTAATTCATAAATTATCGGTCGCTCTGAATCTAATGTTATAATACATGTATAGATTTTTTTACCATTATGTTTTCTTAATAATACATAATTATCTATTATAGAATCACTTATAGTTTTACTAAAATTTAATTTATTAAAGGTCGGTTTAAATATGAAATAAACTATCGCTTTGTCACTTATTCCTAATATATCATATTTTTCCATTATTATGAAATTTTTAGAACTAAGACTTGGTATCCAACATTTATTAAATATTAAATATTTAATATCAGTAATAGTTTTATGGATGGATTTATATTCTTTATATATTTTATCAATTGCGCTTATACTTTCGTAATGTTTTACTATGCTAGTTTTTATAGAATCGTCTATAATTGTATTATTTTTGTTATTAAATTCTTTTTTACATATACACTTATTTTCTTCAGTGTGTTTATCATTTTCAGTTATTATACTAAAACAATTATCATAATGAAATAATATTGTATAAATATCCATTATAGATATATCTATATATACACCGTCCTCCATCATTTTAATAACAAATAATAGTATTACACTTTCAAGAGGACATAATGCAGGGAATACTATCATACCTTTATTTTTAGGATTGTTAAAACATTTTTTGATTTTCATTTGAATTTTTTTTATAATTCTTTGTAATATTTCCGCGTATTTGTAGTATTTAGAATTTTTGTCATCTTTAAACATTAATAGTGGTATTATTTTATTTTCATAATATTCATGGTTTTTATTATTTTTACTTATTTCATGTAATTTTTTTATATAGTATTTGTAGTTATACAATTCAACTTCTCTATTAGAATTGTTTCGTAAAATTTGATAAAATTGATTATTAATTTTATAGTATTCCCTGTCTTTTTCTTCTATATTAGCAATATTATGACTAATTACCCTGAGGGTAAAATTGTAGAACATTACCGAATAACGAATCATATGATGACCAAAATCTATTATAGGATTATCGGAATTGACAACAGGTAATTTATCATCTAATTTATTAGGGATTATAATCATTTCATTGATATAATCAAAATATTCTCTATCATTTTCTAAATATGTTTTTATCTTTGACATATTAATAAATTGTTTTATACATGATATATCAGGCTTTATACTGGGATTATATTTAATACCAAAATGTTTAAACCTATCATTGATATCATCGTTATTTAATTCAATACCCATATAAATGGATTTTTTCTGTCTAGTAATAGCGACATGTAATAATGAATCGTATTGTAAATTGCATTTATCCTTACTGAATATTGTAAGAGTTTTTTCATTAATACCCAATACAAATACAACTTCGCATCCATTTCCTTTTGATGCATGTATAGATAATATCCTTGTCGCATTTTCAGATTCCTTTAAGTTTATCGATTTACCTTCATCTGATTTATGCAAATGAACGTATTTATAAAATTCTTTATCGTTTATCTTATCTTTCCAAAATATATCTTTACATAATACACTATCCTGATATTTTACATCATCAAATTTTTTAATCCAGAATTTTTGGATACGTAATTCTAATTCGATTGCTAAATTATTGCTTGTTAATATAGGAAATATAAACATGAAATTATTTGGTAAATACCCATAATTATTAATTTCATTTTTCATATATGAAATTATCATGTCGATAAATTTATCCATAGTTTCGGGTTTGTTATAATCATCTAATTTATTCCTACTAGGCATCTGAAATAATTCATATGGCTGCTTATCGTCTTCATGCTTATACTTACAATTACCACTGCATATTTCCGTAATTTTTGGTAATCCATATTTTTCGAATGGTATTACTGTATTTACAAAGTTAATAAATTGATTATTATGAAATCGCATAACCTTATTTATCCCATCTGATCGTATAATTTCCGTATTAAATTTATTATTATCGATTTCAGTATAAATATTATTTTCGCCTAATATACTTTGTAATTTGTCGCCTATAACATATACATCGATATCAGTCTTCTCAATTATTGTATTAAATGATTGAATATATTCATTACCTAAATCTTGAGCTTCATCGATAATTATTAAACAATTATTATTAATATATGGTTTTGCGCCAGCATATCTAATAGTACTATCTCGAACTGAAATTTCCCCCTTCATAATAGTTTTTAATATACCATTAAAATAATTATTACTCTCCTCTATTTTGCTTTTATTAACAATAGCAAATGTAAATGAATCAATCGTGCCAATTATAATTTCGATTTCCTTTTCTGATGATATATTTTTGTATGATAGCCTGTATTGTTTTCCTGTAATAGAATCTACATTGGATGACTCTAGAGAAGTTAATTTTCCACTCTTTTCCTGATCTTTTAATTCATTAAAAATAACTTCTTTCGCTGAATGCATTTTTGTCAGATAAATGAATGTAGTTTTTTCAATGAATCTTTCGTCTTTATCCATGAGTTGTATACTTTCATATGTCTTACCGCATCCAGCACCTCTCTGATTAAAATATATAACACCATTTCTTCTAGAATTCTGTATTTCGTTTTTTTGTTCATCGCCTTGATGATATATTTGTCCAACACTAACGGTTTCGGAACCGCATCCGTTTTTTTGTTCATCGCCTTGATGATATATTTGTCCAACACTAACAGTTTCGGAACCGCATCCGTTGCATTTTTTATCACGTATGCAATGTATTTCAATGGATTTAGAATCAGAATTAATAAACTTATCTATCAAATCTTTAGCATCTAGTTCAAACCATGGTTCTGGTCTATCACTTTCGTTAGTTTTATGTGAATAACAAATTTCAAATATATATGATATTTTTCCATTATCATCTAAATAGGCGACATCCGCAATTTTAGGATTGTTATTATGAGAAAATTTATACTCTTTTACAATTTTTGTTTTATCAGATATTTCAGGTATAACTGTAAATTTTTTACATTTACATTTATCAAATATAGTTAATTTTATTTTGGTATCAAGAATATGTTTTAATAATGATTTAGCCGTTTTATGTATTTGCGATTCTGGATTACATTCACATTTTCCCTCAGTCTTATGAGAAAAATGCCATGCTCTTTGATCACCTTGTTTAAAAATAACATCTTCCTTACAATCAATACATTTATATTTCATACCTTTACCTTTATTCGCATTTGAAGGATGTGTGATTTGTTTGGTATTAGCGTCAATAGCAATCAACCGCAATCCAGACATGATTATAACGTTGAGGTTCTAATATATTTTTTATTATTCATATTCAATTTTATAAAAAATATAATTTTAGCTCATAAAAATCAAGCGACGAACATACCTCATGCAAAAACAGAGCAAAAAAAAAATAGTTAATATAAACGAGGTGGCTCGAATATATTCGCTGATTATTGATATAGATTAGGCCGTTCCTAATTTCTATCAATAATCCTACAA